AACTTCTTTGACTCTGCTGACTTTGGTAAGCTATTTATGTGGTGTCATAGGAGAGCAGGGTATATGTTCAAAGACCAACCTGTTGGCGCAACACCTGCAGTAATACCATTGGTAGACGGAGGTGGCACGGATTGGAACAACACGCTACATAGGTATGAGGTAACAGCTTCATCAAGCCCTGCATTGATATCCTATACTTGTAATACTACCGCATCCACAAATTATAGAGTAGACGTTTACATAAACGGCACACGGTTTTCTTTTAAAGAGCATACAGGCAATGTTTCTAATGAGTTTGTTTTCTTACCGACTCTTGCCGTAGGTGATTATGTTGATATGCGGTTAGCCCCATCGGGAGATGGTGGGCAAGTTACCGTTGGGGTAATAGCTAATTGGTATGCGGATGCAGCAGGAACAACTATATTAGCTGCCACTGCTACTCCGTTAGCGATGACCACAGCAGGTATAGTAACTATATCTGACCAAATGCCAGAGCAGAAGGTAGCAGACTTTTTAAGCAGCCTTATCAAGATGTTTAATCTAGTCTTAGTGCCAACGTCAAGTACGGCCTACGACATAGAGCCGCTTGACGATTGGTATGCTGAGGGGAGTACTTATGATATAAGCACCTACACGAATATAGAGGAGGTTGGGATCAACAGACCGAGCCTATACAAAAGGGTGTCCTATAGTTTTAACGAGACAGAGGCAATACTAGGTGAAGAGTATAGACTGCAGAATGACGTTGGCTATGGTGACCTCCGTGCCGACTTCGAGTTTGACGGAGACGAATTTGAGATTGAGGTGGGCTTCGATAATATGCTCTTCGAGAGATTGAGTGACCAAAACCCACAGCCCTCTCAAAACTTAGGACTAACGGAGTTGAATGTTGGGCAGTGTGTAACGAGAGAGGAAGAGCCTTATATCGGTCAGCCTATTATCTTCTATGCATCGGGTAATCTAAGGGTAGCCCTAGCCTACCATTGGTCGTACACTCCTATGGGTACAAGCCCTTCTGCTATTCAAAAGCAGGATATGTGGCTCATAGGAAATGTAAACAGCACCACAGCGGATTCAGTAACTCAGACCATCAACTTTGGTACAGAGGTTGACCCGTATTTGTTGCAGGGCTTTGGGCAGAGTCTATACAGCACCTATTGGCAAGACTACATCACTGACCTATACGATGTACAGCGTAGGTTGTTTAGCTTCAGGGCGCAGCTACCTGTAAGGGTAATGCTCGACCTGAAGGCTAATGACAAGCTAACGATATTGGAGCGTAATTATATTATAAACTCTGTGACGATGAACCTGGCCACAGGTGAAGCACAGCTAGAACTACTAAACGATGTCTAGTGTATTGGGTTATCTTATAGAAGAGTTGAAGCAGACTGACAAGCGCAGCGAGGCTATCGACATTGCAAAGGGCAGGTATGAACTGCCTAGGACTTGGGGACAAATGAAGAAACACGTTAAGAACAGATGGCGGTAGAAAAGACTTTTAAGGTAGAGGCGGATACCTCAGACATAGATAAAAAACTAGATGCCTTAGCGGACTCTATTGAGGGTGTTGGTGAAGCCGCCAAGGAAACCTCGAAGAATGTCGAAGAGGTTGCCGAGGCTGTAGAGGATAACACGAAGGCGGCAAAGGAAAACGCTGAGGCTAACAAGAGCAACTTAGCGGCACTCAAGAAATTGACCAAGGGGGTTACAGGTTTCGGACTTGCCCTTAAAGCTACGGGTGTTAAGTTCTTAATTGACGGATTGAACTTCCTGAAGGATGCTGCTCTAAATACTCAGCCTGTCATAGATGCCCTTGAGAAGGTTTCTGTGGGCTTATCTATTGCATTCGATACGGTTTATCAGGCCGTATCAAATAGCAACGTTAGCTTCGAGAAGACGGGTGCAGTTGTAGGGGGTCTAGTTCGTGGTGCTCTTAACCTACTTGTGATAAACTTAGAGGCTATCAAGTTAGGTGTGCTTGTGACACAACGTGCTTGGGAGAATAGCTTCTTTGGAAATAAAGACCCTGATAAGCTAGCCGCCCTAAATGCAGAGATAGAAGAAACGAAGGAGAAGATTGCAGAGACGGGCAGAGCGTTAGCAGAGAATGCTAAGGATGTAGCTACGAACTTTGTTGATGCTGTAGGTGAGATAGCCAATGGGGTGAGTGAGATTACTCAGAATGCTGCAGATGCTATACAGAATATAGACATAAAGAAGGTAACTGACCAAGCAGATAGGATTGTAGCCTTGCGTAGAAAAGCTGAGGAGGCTGACTTGCGTATCAATCAGATACAGACGAAGTATGTTGCCCTCATCGAGGAGGCCGAGAGCCTCCAGAATGAGGAGAACCTCAGCCTCGATAGACGTGAGGAACTTATCAGAGAGGCCAACCGTCTACGGGTAGAGTCTTTGGCAAAGCAGAAGGCACAGCTACAGATTCAAGCGGAGGCACTACGCAAGCAGTTTGAACTCTCAGGACTTGAGGAAGACCGCATAGCCTTTGAGGAGAAACTCAATGACGTTAAGCAGGTACAAGCAGATATAGACAGCAGCAACCTACAGCTAAACGAAGAGTTAAGAGACTTGGATCAAGAGCGATTCGATGCCGCTGTTGAGGCAGGCGAGCGAGCGATTGAACTCTCCGAGATAGAGGCAGAGGCTGCCTTGATTGCTGAAAGAAGGGAGTCTAAGAAACTAGAGATACAGAAAGCCAACCTCGAAGAGATTAAGAACCTGCGCCTGGCTGCCCTTGAGGAGCAGATGGCGCAACTAGATGTAGAGAGTGAACTCTATAAGCAGTTAGCAGACGAGAAGAAGGTCATAGAGGCGGAGTACCAAAACGAGGTACGGGAACTTAATGAGGAGACCTTTGAACTCAACAAAGAGAAGGAAGAAGAACTACGAGATGCGAAGTTTGATATTGCTACCTCTGGCCTAGAGGCGGTCAGTGCATTAGCTGAGGCCTTTGCAGGTGAAGATGAGGAACGTGCTAAGAAGGCGTTTACAATACAGAAAAGGTTAAGCCAAGGCCAAGCATTAGTGAGTACCTACCAAGCGATTATAGGTGCTTTAAAAGCCGAGGGTGCAGACGGGTTACTACCCTTCCCTGTGAGAGTTGCAAATGCTGCCATTGCAGGGGCTACAGGTCTCGCACAGGTAGCGAGTATTGAGGCTACCCAATTTGGTGGCAGTGGTGGCGGTGGTATAGACACCCCGACAGCACCAAGCCAAACCCCTCAATTCAATATAGTAGGCACAAGTGGTATCAATCAGTTGGCACAAAGCGTATCGCAGGAACGCCCTGTGAGAGCGTATGTAGTAGCAGGGGATGTTACCACACAGCAAGAGTTAGATAGAAATAAAGTAAATACAGCTAGTTTCGGATGATGAATATAATTGAACTTATAATTGACGAGGAGGCCTTCATTACAGGTATACAGGCCATCTCTGTAGTTGAGCAACCTGCTATCGAGGAGGACTTCATAGCGTTAAAGGAAGAGAAGAAAGTAGAACTCAAGAGCATTGATGATGAGAAGCGCATCCTGATGGGTGCTGCTCTCATCCCTAATAAGCCTATCTATCGTAGAGATGGTGAGGAGGAGTATTATATCTACTTCAGCAAAGACACGGTCAGAAAGGCTAGTGAGTTATTCTTTATGAGTGGCAACCAAAGCAAGGCTACCCTAGAGCATCAGGTAGACATCGAAGGGTTGACAGCCGTTGAGTCGTGGATCATAGAAGGCGAGCAAGACAAGAGCCGCCTGTATGGTATGGACTTGCCTGTTGGTACTTGGATGGTTTCAATGAAGGTCAACAATGACGAGATTTGGAATGATTGGGTAAAGACAGGAAAGGTCAAGGGCTTTAGCATTGAGGGCTACTTTATGGACAAGGTGAATATGAGTGCAGACTCGTTAGCCTCCATTGAGAAGGAGGCAGACGAGGTCTACGCTGAGGAGAAGTTAAGTGCTATTAAGGCGGTCATTAAAAAGGACAAGAGATACAAGTCTGGCAAGAAGACAGAACTCGAAAGCTATAACGACTATCCCGAAGCGGTGCGAAACAACGCCAAGCGAGGGAGAGAGTTGAATGAGAAGCAGAACAACAAGTGCGCCACGGATGTGGGCAAGCAAAGAGCAGCGGATTTAGAAGCAGGCCGTAATGTATCAGTTGAAACAATTAAGAGGATGTACAGCTACCTCAGCAGAGCGGAGGAATACTACAATGAAGGAGACAAGGAAAGCTGTGGGTACATCTCCTACCTTCTATGGGGTGGTAAGGCTGCCAAGCGTTGGGCAGAGAGTAAGTTGAAGTCTCTAGGCGAGATTTAAAAATGTAACGCAAAGCCAAGTATTTAATTAACCTATATAGATAACATAGTTATGAAGTCACAAGAGACCCTATCAAAGATTATGAGCATCTTGAACCTCTCAGAGGAGCAAGTAAAAGTAGATGCTGCTCAAGCAACATTAGAAAACGGAACTGTCCTAGAAGCCGAGGCGTTTGAGCCAGGTAACGAGGTATTCATTGTATCAGAGGATGAGCGAGTAGCTGTTCCTGTAGGTGAGTACGAAATGGAAGACGGGCGTGTACTCGTAGTTGCTGAGGAAGGTATCATTGCAGAGATTCGTGAAGGTGGTGAAGAAGAAGCACCTGCCGAAGAGCCTGCTGAAGAACCTGCAGCAGAAGAAGAGTTGGCTGAAGAGGAAATGAACTATGTCACTCGTGAGGAGTTGGCTGAGGTCGTTAACGAAATCAAGTCAATGGTTGAGCAGATGATGTCGGAGAAAGAAGAGGAGATGGCTGCTGAAGCTAAGCAGAAACTTAGCAAAGCAAAGCCTGCTCGTAAGCCGATGAAGCACAGCCCAGAGACTAAGGCGAAGCCTCAGATAAACTTGGGTCAGTCTAAAAAAGGCGGTAGCACTTTGGATCGTGTAATGGCAAAAATTGCTGAGTAATGAGTTGGCGTAAGATAGAAAAGGTATGGGACGAGGTTCGTGCGGCTAAAGAGCCGAAACGAAACCTGTCTAAGCAACCTAAGAAAGTTCGTGAGACAAAGTTGAGCACTAAAGACGAAGTATATGATGCTTTGACTTGGGCTTTTGATAATCAGTATCTCATCAAGGATATTGAGAAGCTAACATCTGTTATGGAAGTAGCTGTATCAAACCTAAAGTCAGCAGGTGTTGAGTACACAATGCTAAACACCTATATCGTAGAAGACTACGAAACAATCATTAACGACAAAGGTGATGAGTTGCAGAAAAAAGCCTCTGAGTTAGGTGTCGATATTGAAGACATCCTTAAAGATTATACTAAAGGTGATATTAGTTCAGCGGATTCAATCTGTAAGAATTTGGTAAAAGCCATTCAGAATTTTTCTGACAGCACAGAGGATATGAAAAAAATTGTTAAAGACCTAGAGGAATAATGAAAAAAGGAGTACAAAAATTATGGGCTGAGTTGGCTTCGGCTAAGAAGCCTGCCAAACTCAGCAAGCAAGGCCGAGGTGTTAAATTGTCTTTGGTAGATGATGCAGAAAGTGCTTATCGTGATGTAGAGGGTGCATACAGCACTGCTTCATACTTCGCATATGAAGTTATTGAAGAGTTAGATGATAAAATGTCTGAAATCTACCGCACGGTTGATGAGTACATTATCAATAGTGAAATGTCCTACTTGCCAGAGGCCTCAAAGCGTTTAGGGGAAATCCTCAATAAGATTGAAAACAGTGCAAACGACTTAGGCATTGACCCTTCTGACATCTATGATGACTACGAAGAGGCTAAAGATATGGTAGACAATGCTGAGAGCGTTATTGACGATGCTAAACGTGAGTGGAATAGTTCTCGTGTATCTCGTGCTTCAAACTTTGACTTACCATTTTAATTAAGTAAATAATCAATAATAAGATATAGAAATGGCTACAACTACTAGCATTACTACAACTTACGCAGGTGAATTTGCAGGGAAATACCTCTCTGCTGCCTTGCTAAGTGCTGATACTATCGAGGGTGGTGGTATCACGGTTAAACCAAATGTGAAATACAAAGAAGTAATGAAGAAGGTAGCATCTGATGCTATCGTCAAAGATGCTACTTGTGATTTCTCTGACACTTCAACGCTTACACTTACTGAGCGTATTCTTCAGCCTGAGGAGTTCCAAGTGAACCTTGAGCTTTGTAAGAAAGATTTCCGCAGCGATTGGGAAGCGATCCAAATGGGCTACAGCGCATTTGATAACTTGCCACCTGCATTCTCTGACTTCCTTATCGGCCACGTTGCTTCTAAGGTAGCTGAGAAAATGGAGAACAACATCTGGCAAGGTGTTAACGCAACTGCAGGTGAGTTCGATGGTTTCGAAACTCTATGGGCTGCTGATGGTGACGTTGTAGACGTAACAGGTACAACCGTGTCGGCTGCAAACGTTATTACTGAGATGGGTAAAGTAGTTGATGCTGTACCTACTGCTGTATACGGAAAAGAAGACCTTTACCTCTACGTTTCTTCTAACGTTGCTCGTGCTTATGTTCGTGCATTAGGTGGATTTGGTGCTTCAGGTCTAGGTGCTAATGGTTTAAATGGCGAAGGAACAACTTGGTTCAATGGTCAGAACTTGGCATTTGACGGAGTGAAGATTTTTGTTGCACCTGGTTTGTCTGACAATACTATGGCTGCTGCTCAGAAATCAAACTTGTTCTTCGGTACAGGATTGTTGGCTGACACTAACGAGGTTAAGTTGCTAGATATGGCTGACCTTGATGGTTCTCAAAATGTTCGTGTAGTAATGCGTTTCACTGCAGGTATCCAATATGGTATCGGTACTGAGATTGTATTCTACTCATAAGAATTAGTTTAAAACAATTTAAAGGGCAGGTGGGCTACAGCCTGTCTGCCCTTTTTTAATAAAAATATATTATGGCGTGTGTAATTACAGCAGGGCGTGCAGTCCCTTGTAAAGACGTAGTCGGAGGAATCAAAGCGATTTACTTTGCGAACTACGGAGACATCGGTACGGCTTCATTGACTTCCGATGAGATTACTGACTTAAGTAGCAGCTTCACGGCTTACAAGTATGATGTAAAAGGCAACTCTTCTTTAGAGCAGGCTATCACATCTTCTCGTGAGAACGGAACAACCTTCTTTGAGCAGACTCTAAATGTTACCTTGACTAAGTTGAGCAAGGAAGATCACAAAGAGATTAAACTATTGGCTTATGGCCGTCCTCACGTCTTCGTACAAGACTATAACGATAACTGCTTTGCAGTAGGTCTTGAGCACGGAGCAGATGTAACGGGTGGTACTATCGTAACGGGTGCGGCAATGGGAGACCTTTCAGGGTACACATTGACGTTCACCGCACAGGAGGTATTGCCTGCAAACTTCTTAGCAGGAGCGACAGCAGCAGACCCATTCGTTGGTCTAGCGACAGCAACAGTTTCAATTACCGAAGGAACTAACGTGTAATTGATAAATAAGTGTATATTTGTGCTCTAGGGCATAGCACTCTGGTTTGGTTAGAGAGGGGAGACGTTTCAGTACGTCCCCCTCTTTTGTTTTGTAACAATGTCTAGCCAAAAGGGTTAACCTATTATGCATATAGTAAGTACAACAGATAGCACTATCAAGTTTGTCCCTAGAGCCTACGATACATCGCTCTCTGTAGTTATTACAGACGAGGAGACTAACACGAGTAGCACAGAGTCATTAACAGGCACTAGAAGCCGTAATTATATGGTTATAGACCCTTCCTACTCCTTCAAGGAGGGAAGGTTCTATACGATACGAGTAAGTGGCTCTAACGAGGTCTATAGAGGCCGTGTGTTCTGTACTGACCAAACCGATTACGAGAAGTACACGGTCAACCAAGGGCAGTACACGCAGTACAACTCAGACAATAACGGATACATATACCGATGAGTAACATAAGAATCGTAAACCTCAACAGCTACACTACCCCTGTGGTGCAGGAGAACAACCGCAAGCAGTGGGTTGAGTACGGAGGTGATAACAACTATTACCAATACCTTATAGACCGCTACAATGGGTCAGCAACTAACAACGCCATCATCAATGGTGTGTGTGAGTTGATTTATGGTAAGGGCATTGGTGCAACAGATGCAAGTAGGAGACCTGAGCAATACGCTCAGATGGTCTCGATGTTTTCCAAGCAATGCCTCCGTAGGGTAGTCTTTGATTTAAAGGCTATGGGCCAGGCGGCCTTCCAAGTTATTTATAACGAGGACAAGAGTGCCATCGCACAGGTTGAGCACTTCCCTATTGAGACCCTCCGCTATGAGAAGATGAATGAGGATGGTGAGATAGAAGCCTATTGGTACAGCAAGGATTGGTCTATGATTCGCAAGAAGGGTTATGA